CATATAAGCAAGAACGGTGTCTGATTTGAATCATGCCAGTTTCTCCAAAGCGAGTTTGGTTTTTTCGTTTTCTATAATACCGTTTATTCTGTCAAAGTTTTTTATTATTTCCGGATATTTGTATATTTTACCATCGATTTCAAGATACGCCTCATAAAGATTAAAAGTACCAAGACGAAGCATATAAATGCCATGATAATCCGGAGATTTCCATTGTATAACAATTATCGATTCATCTATAATATCTTTTTGGTCATGTGAATCTACAAAATTTTCGGCTTTACACTTATAAAATGCGACTACTTCAGTAACAGCCCTTTTGACCGGATGTTCATCACAATTATACTGTGTAAAAACGACGTTAATCATTTTTCATTACGTTCCATCTTGTCGGCAATAATATTGAGTAAAATAATCGGAAGGAAGAAGAAAACAATACCGTATGCCATGAGTGCATATCCAAGCCAGTTTTCCGCCGAATTACAATACTTCCATGGCTTTTCTTCGATAAGAATGACAATATAACACAATGTTGCCACGGCGAACATTATGCCTAGAAGCCAGAGTAAGATAGACAGACTGAAGAATCCGAGAATTACGAACAAGGCAATATAAATTACCAAAATCGTACATGTGAGTTTGAAGGGTACTGGTGACATTATTTACCGTTCCATTTAACTGTACAAAAGACAGGTTGACGCGAAGTTTTGTGGTTTTTATGGATGCAGATAATTTCGTTATTGATGACACCGCAGCTGACATCTTTAACTTTTTCATCTACCAACTTCTGAACTTCTGCTACACTGTAGCTTTTTTCATAATCGATATTTGGTGATTGTTGGTAAACCGCTTGAACAATCCAAGCTGCACCAGCTATGGCCATTAACATACAGCAATAAAATATGATATTTTGTGTTTTTTGAGACATAGTACCTTAAATATAGCAAGAGAGTTCCTTTTTGTCAACGCTATAAATAATATAAGTTTATCATATTGGTTCTTTGTCGAACACGTTTCAACAATATGATAATTCATGACGGATCTGGCGGTCCGTCATTTTTATTGTAAATAGCTATCTATTATTGCAAGAGTCTTTTTATTTTCTAGCGAAGCGTAAAGCTTATCAATATTGTCATACCTGACGCCTTCATAAACTACATAGCAGTTATTGTCCCAGCTAAGTCTCAAATCTTCTGTAACATTATTTCTCATGTAGTAATAAATGGTAAAATCGTCTTCATCCCATTTCTTCATTCCGCAAAACAGAACAGACGTATGACCTTTATATAAATGAGAATAAGCATGAACTTCATCTTTGATGTTCATGTATTTAATTGGAATTTGCTTATCCAAAAGTGTTTTATATAACTCTGTATATTTAAACGCTATCATCATTCAAGCTCGAAAGTTGATATTCTACAATCTTTTCATAAATTACATCGCAAAGTGTTTTATATATCTCTTGTGGTTTTTTATTAGGAAAACGATATTCTACATCGTCTATTATGAAATAACAGTCTGGATATATAAAATGCGATATGGGAACTATTTCAGTTCGATTTTTATAATGACCATACGGAGCCAATGGAACTGCTAATGAAGGATTACCGTCGCAGATATTAACATTATCCCTAAGCTCAAATACTTCAAACCTGTCAATGTCGAATTCTTCTGGCTGGACAGTAAAATGACGAAAAAGAATTTTGGGCTTAGACTTCATGCCTTATAATATAGCAAAAAATTTTCTTTATGTAAACAGGTTTACAAATAACAGCTGGTTTACTATATTCTATGGCATGAAGAATAAACTGTGTGTAAGTCTGAGTGCTACGGCAAAGAAAAATATCGAGTTTGTCGATATTTTGGATTTTAGTACACAGAATGGACAAATTGGAATACAAGTTGTAGAGCCTAACGATTATGCTGGTGGCTATTGGTATTATATTACTCAGCGTCCAGGTGATTATGTAATGCTCGAAGGTACTAAATATGAGAATCTTTACGCCGACAGGAAAAACCTCGACCGTCTCTCTACGGCTATTGAAAAATACAGGAATCTTAGGGCAATCGAAAAACTCTGAACCGATTATATTATTCAGCAAAATGAAAAGAATTAAAGCAAATAATCAAATCAAACGGGCGGTTATTAACGGAAAAACCGCTTATGATATTACGAAAGTATTGCCCGAGGTTTTTTATATCCAGTATAACTACAAGGATAATAAAGAACCTTCGCTTTTACAGGTTTTAGCAGTTGATAAGAAATCATATTATGCTGATGGAGAAGATGTACGTATAAGCGGACGTGAAATTATTCATCTGAATAATCGCTATTATTTGACTACCGATTTTTGTGTACTTATGATAAATGAGCAGCGGCTGAACGATTATAAAAATATTGTATTAAAACATGGAGCTACTGAAATCTCGTTTAATGGTGAATTGGCTGGACTTCGTGAAAATGTACTAAGTTATTTGGAATTTGCGAAAACTCTTGGAAAGATTGACGACCTTTAAAGATAGTTTTCTATTACGAATTTGTTTTCTTCATTGTTTAGAATCGGAGCTATATAATCATATAGCTCCTTTACGTTTTTAAAATTCGTAAGAACTAATTTTGTATTATTTGGCAATATCATGTCAGTATCTTCAAAATCTGACTTCCATAAACTATAATTCTTTTTACCGCCATTAAATACAAGTGCAGTTTCTTCCCACATTCTTAATGGAGAAACTAATGGAAAAGGAATTACCGTTTCATAACCATATTTTTTATTGAGCAGTAAAATGTTCATGTGATATTTATAAATAAGATATGATTAACGAAGCAGAAAAACTAGACAGTATTTTTAACAAGGTTAAAACCTTTGTAAATTTCGCAAAAAACGCAAAAACAGAAAACGAAAAAGAACAGCTCATGTCTGACGCTGGAGATATTAAGAAAGAAATCCAGAATTCAAACGTTGACAACAATCTTACTCAGATTCTTTTGAGCACTATTGTCGCCGCAGTTCTTTTCCTTAATACTTCTGGAAATGCAAAGGAATCTCCGAATATTTCGGCTATCAATTCCCGTATCACTACCGGTATCGAAAAGGCTGAAGAAATTCTCGGAAGGTTCAAGTCTTTCGCTACAGGTATGAAAGCGGATGTCGAAGACGTTGCCAGTGCAAAGGTTAAGAATGGTGTTATCGGTAAAGGAAAGCTCGTTGACGGAAACAACTTCCTTGAATATGCCGACGGTGCTAAGCTCGTTTATCGTGCTGACCTTGGTAAGGAAAACCAGTCTACTTATTTTGAACCGAATTCGAAATACAAGGGTATGTCTTGGGATGACGCTATTACCTATGTCATGCCGGTAGATAGTCCAGTAGCTGATGAAGAAGATGAAACTAAGGAACAACCTGAACCCGAGGAAGAAATCGACCAGAATCTCGAAGAAGCCCTTTTGGTTCTGAAAAAGCATAATTTCAGTGCTACGAAAAATTCAGTTTAGTTTTTCATATATAATAAGACATAAAGTTCAAGAAGCCTAATTTTACATTAGGCTTTCATTTATTTTTATAAGGAGAATTAAAATGAGACCGATTGTACAAATTCTGAGATTTTACACTATTGCAAAGTTCACTGGCTATAGATCCATGGAAAACATCCTTCAAATGCCGACATTCAACCCACTTCTGAAACTTTGCGTTGATACTGTCAAGCGATACCCAGATTGGGCCCTCGAAGAATGTGACCGTATTTCCGATAGTCTTGACAATCATACATTTAAGTTCAATTCCGGTAATTGGGCTATGGATATTCGTGAAGAGGACGTTCCGAAGGGTACAACTATCGACTGGAATGACATGCACAGGGCTCTTCAGGAGATAAAATCCTGGATTAAGGCAAACCGTAAGCATTTCGCCCGAGATCTGGAAACTTTTGAAACTCTATAAATAATATAAAAGATTTTAAAAGGAATTCCGGAATGAAGAAAGAAACAACATTTTCACAGTATGTAGCCAAGGAAAAGCTGAAAGGTAACTATACCTATGACGTTCAGCTCGACGAAGGCCTTGGTGATATATTCAAAAAGAGCTGGCATAATACAAAAAAGCACCTTAGCGGTAATCTTAAGGCAGATAAGATTGAACTTTGGCGTTTAAATTTCGATTTTACTAATCGTAGCTTCCGCCAGGGCCTTATTGAAAAGTGTACTATGGTTGTTGTTAAAGACAGTAAGTCTGGTAATGATGTTGACGGACTTCAAGAAACCATTTTGAATGCTATTACCGAAACAATAAATGGTACTATTGACAAGCTCGTTGGTCTTGCTCGTGGCACAAATACGAAATATGATAATCCTTCTGACAATCCGGGAAATGATGAAGATGAACTTCTTTATGACGATCCTATCGAAGGATATAAGTATTCTTGGGTACAGGATGGTCATTTGTTCATGTACTATGACTCTAAGGAACATGTTGAAGACTTCTTGAATGAAAGACTTTCGGAACAGAAAATCTTGGAAGTTGCCGAAGATGTTATCAAGGGTATGGTTAAAATCGAAAAATGTACCCGCCGTAAAGATAAGACCTATGAAAAGGTTGAAAACGAAAAACGTAGTTGGAAGAGCAATAAAACACTTGCTAAAGCAAAATTCACAAATGATAACTCCAAGGTCATCTATGATAAAATCAAAGATGAAATTGAAGCTGCTGTCAAGGAAAATCGTTTTGGTAAGGAAAAAACCTGCGGTCGAGTAGTTTGGGAAATTACAGACAAGGATATTGAAGAACTTCTTTCTGGTATTACCGGCGGTGACAGTGAAGTCATATCTGACGAAATTACCAAGAAGATTAACGACCAGTTTAAAAAGGTTAAGGACCTTGCTGATAACTTTAATTTCTTATATGGACGTGGTTCTCAGAAAGGAAATATTTTCTTGAACTTTGAGTCTCTTACAAGCGCTAAGGCATTCCGTGAAGAAGCCGAAGGCCAATTTATCGGTAGCTTCAAAGAACCGACTCAGGTAAAGATAAATAGCAAGTCCATTGAGTTAAACAAATCGAAATAAATGAGGAAACCGTATAATGAAAAAGTTATTTGAAGCCGAAACACTATTTTTTAAGGCACAGAAGCTCGCTGACCGTGTTTCTAAAATTGCAAAAGATAAGTTCAACATGGATGTTGAAATCAAGAATAAAAAGGCAGCTGAAGAAGCAGAACTTCTCAAGAATGGTACTGAAGTCGAAGTCGGTGTAATCAGTTTTACATATAATACCAAAGAAATTGCAACCTTTATCGACAATGCCCTCAAGAAGGTTTCTGACGCTAGAACTATTAGCGCTGATGACCTTTTGAAATTGTGGAATAAGGAATTAAACGAACAAGTCTTTGACCATTTGAATAAGAATGACATTTCATATATTGCTTACAATGATAGTGGATTCAAGGTTTGTTATGAAGATAAAACCATGGCAAAGTATGTTTACGATAATCTGGATAATACGAATAGTATTATTTCGAAAGGTAAACTTACTACTGACAAGGTGAATTCAAAGAATATCGAACGTTTTAAGGCTGCAACATTTGCTTCTTTTGAAAGTCCGGCAATGAACAAGGTTGTTTTGAGCGTTGCTGAAAAAACACATAAGGACCGTATTAACGACATTGAAACTGCTGAAAAAGAACAGGCAGACGCTGCAAAGCGTGTAACGGTTTACGGCGTCAAGTGGACTTTGAAGGTTAAGGAAATTACCGATTCCTTTGAAAAGGTAATTAAGCAATTTAGTCGCGAAGGTAAGGAAGTTAAAGCCGATGATGCTTTGAATGCATGGTATCAAACTTATTTTAAACCGGCGCTTGATGCTGCTAAAGACCAGAATCTTTGTTGTTTTTTGATTAATCCTAAGGAGTTGGAATTCACTCTTGGATTTAAGACTAGCGAAGATGCCGGTGCATTCATTAAAACAAGTGATTTAGATGTTGTCGGTTCTTTCGAAACCAAAGTAAAGCCTGTTGAAGTGGAACAAATCATACTTGATAAATATACTACCGCTTTCGCTGATGATAAGTTCCCGACAGCATTGAAGAATCGTATTCAGGAACTTGCTCTTAAGAGCGAGGATGAAGCCGTTCAGAAACTTGCTAAACAGGCTGAAGAGGATGCAGAAAAAGCCGAGCAAGAAAAACGTGCCAATATGAATAAGTACGATAATGTTATTACCATTACCATTAATCGTAAAAAGATTTTAGATGATTTGGCTGAACTCGGTAAGATTACAGACGCTGATGGAAAGTTTGATAAGACAAAAGCAAATATTGAATATAAGAAGAAGATCCTGGATGCTGTTAAAAACTTTGGTGGCTTAACACTTCTTAATAATAAGATGGAAGATAGCTATGTAGCATTCGGTAAATTAATCGGTAAAATTGTCCTTAGCGAAGCTGAAGGAACACTTTTGTATGATTTTTCTAATCCGGAAAAGCTCAATAATATTGCAGATACTATTGAAACGAATCTTCGTGACTCCGTTAAGAAAATCATAGAAGAGTATATTTCTAAGCTTGATAAAACTGATAATCCGGTTAAACTTGTTAGTGTTCAAATTACGGCAAGTAAAAAAGAAAATATGCACTTCATTAGAATCCAGTTTGCTGGTGCCGGTGAAAAATTCATTAAGGTATTTGGCGCACGATTGAAAAAGCTTATTGAAGATCATTCTCCAAATGGTTATCTTACAGCCTTTGGTACGGAACGAGAAATCGATAATACCGTCAGAAACAAATAATTGAATTTTTGATTTTAAAATCACCCTTCCTGGAGGGGTGATTTTTCCGTTTATAAATATATGCAGAGGATATTATGGCAGGTATTACAACCAGTATTAATGATTTTAATAAAAACAAATTCGTGGTACGTTTCTCGAATCTTGTTAACTTTACGGGAATCGACTTAGATACCCATATACTTGACAACTATGTTCGTTCCGCCAGCATCCCGGATTTGTCTATTCCTATGCTTACTTCCATGTATATGCATGAACGTCAGTTGCACCCGAATCCGATTGGTGCTCGTGACCTCCAGTCCATAACTATTGAATTCAAACTTGATGAAGAGATGAAGAATTTCTATTACTTCTATTGCTGGATTGATGCTATGCGTCATGGTGAAACTTGCGGAAAGAAGAGCCTTAAAGGTGAAGAACTTTTGCGTATGGACTGTATCGACGCTATTGAAATTGTATCGTTGAATAACGACAACAAGATCCAGTCAAAAATGAAATTCAAACACGCTATTTTGACTAATCTTCAAAACGTTAATCTTGAATACGGTACTTCTGAAATCTGTACATTTACTTGCACATTCGATTACGAAACTATCGAATTACAGTTACAGAACTTAGAAGATAAATAACTATATATACTACAAGGATAATAATGAGCGTAACATCTCTAATATGTACATATATTTACGGAACCTTCCAGGTTATTTGCGGTGCTATCGAAGCGTACCAAGAAATGGCGAAGGGATTGCTCGAAAAGATTGAGGCACTAGCTCAGTCTCTTATTACCTTATGGAATTATACAGTTGCAAAGTTGATTGAAACTACGGTGGATGCAGTGCGATTATATCAGAAAAAACTGGCTGATATGATATATGACCCGACAAAAACAGATAAGGACGGAAATAAGCAAAGTATCTGGTGTCATCGTTTGTTTGACTGTTTGACATTCGTTAATGAACTTCTTGACCCAAGTTCGTTGCTTTTTAAACAGCTTAATAAATGGTTTACAAAACAATGTAAAGATAGTTTTGTAAATGCGGACTTATTTAACAATATTCGTGAAATTCTTTCAGATGTTCAGACATTCCAAAAAACTATCTGTAATTATGGTTTTACATTTAGTTTTGGTGTTGAAACAATTAAACAGATTTTGCTCGGCTTGAAAAAGCAACTTCTTGTTAACCGTGAATTGGTCAACAAGAAAATCGATGCTATTAAAAAATATTTGGAACAGTATCTCGAATGGACATTTAGTACCGGTATTGTCGATTATCTTAACAAAATCGAAGGTTTGTTTAACTGCGTTATCGATTCCGAAGAAACCTGTTCATCTATTGCTACTTCTAGTAATTACTACAAGAATGCTTGTGCTACAATGCATATTACGAAGAGTGGTGATACTTGGTATGTAGATCCAGAATACAAGAATAGCACTTACGGCGCAATCGAAGGAAACACAGTTATGATTAATGACGCCGTAAATGATATTGATACGATATGTGATGTTATCGTAAATCCGGATGAATTGAGCAAGGCAAATAATGCCTATGACCTTTCCAAAAATATTTTCCCGGGTGGTATTTCCTGGGCTGACGTGACTACCGAAGACGGTAAGTTTAGTTGGACAAAATTTAAGAGCAAGGACACTTGGCGTAAGAATAAAATGGTTAAATACTTTTCTCAGAAGAAAGACGCTATTCAAGCTGCTTGGGATAGAGACAAGAGTGTAAATAAAGAATTGTTTACTACTGAGGAACTTGCGGATGGTCTTGAAGTCGACGCCGAAGGAAATGTATATATGAGACAGGGTTGTGATTTAGTTCAAATCTTCCCTGACCCGCTTGAAGAACCTATTGAAGTAGAATATTTCAGTGATGATACTGGAAGTAATTCTGTTCTTTATGACCGTGAAACAGACGAATTCCTTTCTGTTACACAAACAGCAATCAAAATCATTCAGGAACCGAATTCTCAAATTGCACAACGTTGCGAAAAAATTTGGAGAACTCTAAATGCATGGGCGAAGAATGATGATACTGCCAAGAAATATGGCACAGTAAAAATTTAATAAATAAGTTATAACATTCAAAACATAGTGAGGAAAAAATATGAGTGATTACAGTGTTGAAGATATTATCAGAGCAAAGCGTATGGTTCGTAATAACGGTTATACCGTTGAACTTCCGAAGGATGAGGTAGAACAGGCACGCAATATCGCAATGGCTGCTGGTTATAATGTTCGTAAGGCTGATGAGCCTGCTCCGGCTCCTGCTCCTGCTGCTAAGCCAGCTCAGGCTCCTGCCGCTAAGCCAGCTGAAGCTCCGGCTACACCTGCTGCAAAACCGGCTGAAGCACCGGTTTCGACTGGTACTGAAACTTCTGCCACCCCTGCTGCACCAGCTGAAGCACCACGCAAGTCTGCATTTGATTATTCTATGGACATCGCTTCCAAGTATCTCTAATCAAATACTTTATATAAAAATTTTTTGAAACACCCAAAATTTAGGGTGTTTTCAAAATTTATAAATATAATATGAATAACGGTTATCCACCATATCCACCCTATCCTCCGCGTCCTTACGGACCGGATTGGCCAGGTCCAAATGTTCATCCGGACTGGCCTCATTATCGTTACTGGCATCATTGGAACGATTCCGAACCTGCAGCACTGGTTCCTTGGAATGCTCCTTGTTGTCCTCCGTCCGCTGACGAATGCGTTTGCGTGACCTACGAAGACATTAACATGTGGAATTCGATTTCTGCTGTACTTGGTTTTACAGCATTGAATATCAACGATTTTAGTGGATTAAGTGCTCTCTCTGGAATTTCTGAAATGCTTTCTGCAGCATGGGTTGTTGGAGAGAACTGGGAAAATTGGACAAGTGCTGCCAGTGCAGTGCCGGATATTTACAGTAAACTTTCTGCGATTTCTGCTCAAGTTGCGAAAAAGGCATATTATTCGGCAACTAGTGCATGCCTCAAGGAAGTTTATGCAGATCCGACATATTTCGTTGGAAACGGTACAAAGGACCATGTTTTAAGATTTAATCCAATCGGCGAATTGGCATTTGAAAAAGTTTTATCAGTTACTTATGAACCGTCTGCTGATGACCCAGAAAATCCAAATAGTTATCCGTATACCCTAGTTACCAATAAAGAATGCGATGTAGTCATGAATTATATTGCCGAATTAAAGGAAAGTGTTCATGACCTAAGTACAAGAATTACAGCACTTGACGAAAGAGTAACCGCTCTTGAAGATGCAGAAGCTGCTCAAACTATCGCAAATAATGTAGTTACTGACATAAAGAAGCGTATAACTAAATTGGAGAAGGCAATAAATAATTAAAAGACAAGTCAAAAGGAAAACAATATGTTAAGAGACTATTTAATGAATGAATCTGCAGAGTTTAGTTCGATGGAAAACAATCCGTTGATTTATACTCTCATCAGTCCTCGTCTTATCACATGTGCTGATAAGAAAGAAATCAAGGCTGACGTCGTTCTTAAGGCTGCGGTTGATACTGTTGAACGTTATATCAAGACCCTTACCCCAGCTACAATCAAGCAACTCAAGAAGGAATTCAAGAGTGCTGCAGTTCTGGATATGTTCAAGCTCAGCAAGAACTACAAGACTACTCTTGACGAATATTATAGGGATTTCCGTGATATTATCACTAATAACACGACAAGTTTCTTAAAGTGTGTTGAACTTACTAAGAAATTTGATGAAATGTATAATTCTCCAGAAATGTTAACATTTAGAAATACCCTTTAATTTTGCAAAAACGAGCCTTTTTAAAAATTTTATAAATAAGAATATAGAGGATTTAAAAATATGAAAAACGAACAGCAAATTTTTGAAGAATGGAAGCGTGCCAACAAGAAGGGCCTCAATGAAGGCTTCTTGGACGGTGACGAAGAAAAGCCGGTAACTTCCGATGATTCTACTGGTGAAGAAAACCTCGAAGAACTTTCTAACGAGGATGAAAAGAATTCAGATCTCGATATTTCTGAAGAACCAGAAGAAGGTGCTGAAGGCGAAGAGGGTTCTGACGACGAATCTCAGTCCGATGACGAAACTCCTGCCGAAGGCGAAGGTGAAGAAAATACCGACAACCTCGAAGATTTCAAGGGTGAAGGCGAAGAAGACGATGGCGCTGCCAAGGAAGCTGAAGCCGGTGTGACAACCGAACTCAAGGACCTCCTCTCCACTCTTACAACCGCAATTCAAACTTTGTCTGACAAGGTAGAAAACCTTGGAAACAATAACGAAGAAGGTTCCGAAGAAGGCGAAGGTGAAGGCGAATCTGAAGAAGCTAGCACCGAAGATTTTGGAGACGCTGAACTTGGTGACGAAGATAACGGCGCTGAGGGTGAAGGTGAATCTGAAGAAGGTACCGAAGGCGAAGGCGAAGAAGGTGGTGAAGGTGAATCTGAAGAGGGTTCTGAAGGCGAAGGCGAATCTGAAGAAGGTTCTGAAGGCGAAGGTGAGGAAGATACTTCCGAAGACGACGCTACTAAGTCTGAAGCTTACAACTACTGGCACCGTAAGGGTCGTTACTTGAACGCTAAGAGCGACTACCTCATTGGTAAGCTCAACGAATCCCGTTATGACTTGCTCTTTGAACCGATTATGACTGCTATCAATGCTAAGATCAGAAAGCGTATCGAAGAAGCTAAGAAGGAACTCCGCGAAGCCGCTCTCAAGAAGTAATAGACAAACAATCCTTTATATTCAAAAACTCAGTATTCTTACTGAGTTTTTTGTTTGTTTTCCTTTAAATTAAGCTATATTAACATAAATAATGTATGGCTGTTGATACTAATAATTCGCTGATATATACTAGCCAGATGATTGCTGGTTATTTTTATACTTTCAATTATACGGCAAAAGATATGGTCGGAACTGACCACGAACCAGTTATCTATTGCATTTATGCACCGGAAATGGAAGAGTATTTTATCGGTTTGAATTTTCATTATTTCAATACCAATATTATAAAATACATACTTGTGAATATGCAAAAAATGAAACATATTATGGATAAAGACGTTCCACATATTTTTAACGGTCATGAGCTTTACAAATGTTTTACAGACGTTGGCTATGCTGTTAAAATGTACAAAAAGGATAGGGTAAAACGCTGTTATAGAATTAAGAATTCTAGTGTTCCAGAAATTCTAGGAATACCATCGGATTTCTTTATGTCGAACGACATTCAGAAAGATGCAGAAAGAGAATTGTCTACAACCTCCAATAAGGGATATTAGTTTGGATTACGAAAGAATCTATAATAAGATAATCGAGCGAGCAAAAAACAGATTATTAATGGGTCAAATTGAAAACCATCACATCATACCCAGGTCCGAAGGCGGAAGCAATAAGAAAGAAAATAAAATTGAACTTTCTCCGAAAGAACACCATATCTGTCATTTATTGCTTATCAAAATGGGCAAATGTCTAAAATATTGTTATAGACACGTTAATGCTCATCAGTATATAAAAATGAAAGAAACTGAAAAACGCAAAATCAAAATTCGTGAAAGTCGAAAGATGTATAAAGAACGTCAACTAGATATGTCCGAATTTGAAGAACTTTTATAAGGACTAAATTATGAAAATAAGTTTAATTGTAGCTAAGGGACGAAATAACGAAATCGGTATTAGTTCCAAAAATTGTATGCCTTGGCATATTAAATCTGACTTGAAGCATTTCAAGGAAATTACAAGCGGACACTGTGTCATTATGGGTCGTCGCTGTTTTGAATCTATCGGAAAAGCACTTCCGAATCGAACAAATGTTGTAGTTTCCAGCAATCCTGACTTCAAGGCCGAAGGATGCATCGTAAAACCCACATTACAGCTCGCAATGGACTACGTGGCCTCACGAAATGAACGAGAAGTATTCATTATTGGTGGTGCGACAATCTATCGCCAGATGATGAATACGGGCTGTGTAGACTATATCTATGTTACAGACATTAATCAAGAATTTCCGGAAGCAGATGTGTTCTTCCCTGAAATTGACGAAACTAAGTGGAAAAAGGAAAAGACCGGCGAAGCACATGGTCAAGAAGGTGACGATTTTGACGTCGATTTCTACATCTATAAAAATGCCAAATTTTACTAAGGTTTTATAAATAATATATGACTAGAGATTTTAAAGAAATTGACCCAAAATTAAACAAAATCTTGGATATTCTTACAAAGGCTGGATTCAAGTACAGTTTTTATAGCGATTCCAAGATTAAAATCGTTGACAATTCAATGACTTGCTCCGATGAAACCGGTGAAATCGGTTCTATTACCGTTTCTAAGGGAGGTGAAGTAACGTTCACTCTTACTGGAAGTAAGAACAAGGGAAAAATCAAGTCTTTGATGAAAGCCAACAAGCGTGTTTACAAGGCTGGAAAACCGCTTCTTGAAGTCGGTGCAGAAACTCGTATTCTGATAAAGAAATACAAGGACGCAGTTAAGGAACTGGCCAAGGAACTATAAATAATAAAAAATTTAGGAGAAACAATTATGGATATTAAAGATGTAGATTTCAAGACCTATATGCGCCAGAAGCTCGACGAAGAAGCTGCTATTGCTGCTGCTCCCCAGGCTCAGCCTTCTGAAGCTCCGATGAGCGGTGCTGCTAGCATTATTGCTCAGTACGTAAAGAACGGTGACCTCAAGGAAGGTTTCAAGAACCTTGCTCAGGATCTCGTCCAGGCTATCGTCGACTACGCCAAGAATCAGGTCGTTTCCGAAGACCAGTTCGATTCTATTGACGCCAAGGCCAAGTATGAAAACTTCGTTGACCAGAAGATTGGTCTTAACGCTGGTGGTACTATGGTTGACCTCTTCCGTCATATCGGTGTTGACATTTCTAATGCAAAGAACACATTCACCGCTTAATTTTATTAGGAGGGGTTAAATGTATTCTCACGATAAACAAAATTATGCGATTCTTCCAGAATCTGTAAAGTTCAGACATGAATTCCGTTCTTTCCGTAACAATTTCGTAAATGAATGCGGAGACGGTTCTTGTGATACTTCCAATATGACCGGTAATGATTGGTTCGAAGAATACGAAGCACTCGGCGGTAAAGATGACCAGTATACTCTTTGGCATGACGCCTTGCCGGTAAATGGTTTACAGGACCTCAATTATCCGTTTGACGGTGACGATGAACTTTGGAAGGCAGAAATGAACGATACTGAAATTCCAGTATGGTTCAATGAAACTTCTTATGATGAATTCGTTAAGATGTTCGGTACTCCAGAACAGGCAGTCCAGGACGAACAGCAAACAGGTCTCGAAGATGATTCCTATGTGGATCCAGAAACGAACCTTGAAAACGAAAGTTGCTGCTGCGGAGGTAAGAAGAAAAACAAGAAGTCCAAGTGGTTTGCGTTTAAGTCAAAGAAGTCTGATAAGGGTAAAAACAAAGTTGAAGAAGCACTTGAAACCCTCAAGCGTCTCGGCTATGAAGCGGTTCTCAACGAAGCAACTAACGAAATTACTCTTATTGTCAATACTTACATCAAGCACGAAACAACAAAGTCTGCCGACAATCGTACTTCTGCAGGCCGTAGAATATATTACATGAATGCAAGGGCCTATGGTCTTGAAGATTACAGACCTAAGAAGGGTGAAGAAGCTCCTAAGGAAACTGCTGAAACCCGTAAGGCTATGCTTCAGCGTGCTATGAAAAAACGTGCTGAAGCTAATGCAATCGGTAAAGATGCTCGTCAGATGGGTAGCACTACCGTCGGTATGATTCACAGAAAGGCTGATTTTGATTCTAGTAAATCTTGGACATGGGTAGATACTGCTGCTATCAAGGATTTCTTTGCCAATTACGGCTTGACTGTTTCCGAACAGCATACACAGGCTACTGTTTCTCAGGATGTTGATGAAGAACCGGTTGCAGACTGGGGTCATGATGGTCCTTACGGTGAAAATTCCAACTACATTACTTACTTTACCACTTATTCCGAAAGAACTTGGGCTCTCAAGATTACCGGAACTCCGGAAAACTGGGTTAAGTTCTGTAATGTTGAAATGAAATATGACCTCACTGAAGAAGATATGGATGGTAATACTTATAACCTTACATATCCAGAAAATAAGGAATATTTCGAAGAACTCATTACTCAATATATTCCTAGCTATAAGACCGGTGAGGGTTATGAAATTAATGTAACTTTGAAACAAGATTAACACACTGTAATAGTTAAAATAAAAAAGGTTGACGAAAGTCAGCCTTTTTATTATATTATGGTCATGTATAATAATTTCCTAGAATCAGTCAATGCCGCATTTCATCGCGATGAAGAAAAACTCGAAAAACAGATCCAGTCTCTTCGGGATGTCATCGAATCAAAACGTGTTAGAAGCGTAGAACTTGAAGCAATCTACAAGGAACAGATTATTCGCTTCAACGACATGTTGGCAGAATACGGTTATAAGATTATCGGTTATTCGATGTTTAATTTCGAATCTAACCGTGTTTCTCTTGTTATCCAGAAGGGCGACGGAATCAAGCACCATGTCGATATTGCCAGTAACAATAAGAAAAAGACTGGTCGTTATTACATGACGTTACGCGGAAAGTTTGACGAGTCCATGTATAACAAGGAATATAGCGATGACTTGGTAGCTCAGGAACGAGTAATGCTGAATGCGATGAATGCTCGCCCGCGTTGTCATGTTCGCGTAGACAGTTGTCGCGAATTGAAGGATATTTTCTTTACGTTGCTGAACGGTATGGAAGAAGTTCGTCGAACTCAGAGTTCTGAACATTATTCTCAAGGTATTTGCTACAAGGCTCGTGTAGATATGAGAACTTTGAACCTTCTTAACACATTGGATTAGTATGGCACGTTTTTCAAGTATCATAGATGACAATATCGAGCGTATCAAGAAATACTACAACGATATGCGTGACCGTTCCATTGAACGGTATAAAGGTATTTTTACGAAAAATCAGGCAGACGCAGAAACTCTTGAAAATCTCATCACTTCAAGAGGCTATGAAATCGTTTATCACGAAATCGAACAACCAATAATTCAGAATACGTATGTCGAAAACAAAATTTCGTCTATTCATATCCGTAAGAAAGATTCTGAGCATCCAGTCGTTCTGAATTACAATATCTCGGCTTCAAAGAAAGAAGATAAACAGAATAAGCTGTATTTGACTATCCGTCACAAGACCGGATTTGTCAGCAAGAAGCATAGTGCAAAATACTATTATGCTCGTGCTACACAGGAAACTCCATTTATCCAAATCTTCGCAGATACGGAACCCGAAAAGATTGATACGTTCTTCTTGTTGGTTGACGGTTTGTCTAATATCGTAACTGAAGAAGATTACACAAAATATAAAGAATATGTTTGTGCAATGGCAAAGAAAAATTTGCAAATGATTAAAACCCTTAAAAAACTGGATTAATATGGCTAGAAAGAAAAAAGAAATAAAAAGTTTTAGGGAAATGACACCGACTGAACAGCATGCTTATTTCCTTAATACGATAAGTGATGCCATTCCGTTTTCTGACGAAGTTCATGATACTGTTCATTCATTCTTAATTCATCATAACTTTATTCGTCCAGAACGTTCGAAGTTTTTCCATATTCCTGGAAATCAGCTTTGCATTGAACTTCATAATCAATGCATGATTCTATGTAATGGAAATCAACGTAGTGCAGATTCTTTTACTATCTGGTTTAACAGTAGAGAACTGCGAGACATCAAGACCGTATTTAATGCAATCTACGAAAACGTCATTGATTATCGCAATATCTATTTGCGAGTACAACAGAGTGAAACAGAAGAAGCTTTGGATTCTTTGCCTGGCTAATTATGAAAGATTTAGATATTAAAATTGGAAACGATATTAATAAACTTCTTGATAAACATATCAAACAGTATAATAAAGTCATTGATGTAGTCAAACAGACAAAGAAAGAAATAACAGCAAGAAAAGGTGAAATTTTTCAGATTATTAAACTGTTTGAAAAATATGGTATTGAAGTATGCGGTTATGATGTTTCAGCATTTAAAATAGCACCAGTAACATATAATGGCATTACATCTGAACCTGAGGACATACTGCCATATTCTACAATCATTTTCAATATAAAACATCCAGATAATGACGTTATTTTAAATGTACGTGCAAGATATAATAAAAGAGTTGGAAAATATCATTTGAAAAATGACCCTAAAACATATAGATATGAATATAAATTTTATGAACTAGAATATAGTTTTGATACTTATGAACTTGGTAAAATGTTCGTAAATAAAAATTCTGCCAGAGCAAACATTATAAAAAATTGTATATATTCTATTGGAAAAACAAAAGGCTTTTATCATACATATCAGACTATTAGGGTAAAATCAGATAAAGAAGATATAGACTGTTTTTTCTATAACTTGAATGCCATACTTTCAATTAAAAACAATGATGATGCTAGAAGATTTAAAGAATGTACCGCAAAAGCAATTATCCATAATTGTAATTTATTAAGTGATTTAGATAAATTTGAAGGTGACAGTAAAGATTCATATGCAAAAATGCGTGCTATTAAAAAAGAAGAATCCTGTGAAAGCTATGTATCACGATAATTTTTAGTTTCTATCAATTATATTAATAATTTTATAGGTTGACAATGGTTAACCTATTTGCTATATTATATACATAAGATTAAGGAATAAATATGGCTAAAGTATCTGAATCTATGATTAAAATTATGGCAAAAACTCCGCGTATTGCACAGTTTGAAGCTATTGATGCAATGTGGGATAACAATCATGGATTACTTGAAATTGCTTGCGGTGTTGGTAAAACATGGATTCAAGTTTTTACTTTTGTTCGTGAAATTCTTAATGCAGAAAAAGAAGGAAGAAAATTTAAAGGTATTTGGGTTTGCCATCGTTTACTTCTTGAAGCACAAGTTAAGAATAATTTTAATAGTTTAACTAATAACTTTTTTACTGAGCATAATGTTAAACTTATTATGCTTAATTCTGAAGGAGATAATTCTCTTAAACAGAAAGGTGCGGATGAAATGGCTACTGGTATGCCTGAACATGTAATTTATTTTACTACTACGGCATCTATTATTGATTATGTAAAACATCATGATACGCTTCATAAAAATGGTTTGGATGCATTAGCAAATAATATTCTTAGTAAAGTTGATCTTTATGTACATGATGAAGCCCATAAAGAATTTAGTGATTCTTTAGTAAAAACTGTTCAAGCTGCAATGAACGGCAATAATAAAAAATATTATTTCTTTACTGCAACACCTGGTAAATATCTTACTAATAATTTAACAACTATTTATCATTGTAATTTTGCTGAAGCAGTTAAAGCTAGTTATATTGTAAAACCGCGTTTTTTTGGTATGGAAGTAAAAGATTATGCAAATCTTAATGATCTTGCATATACAAATCTTGTTATTCGTACTGTTAAACATTGTCGTAAATCACGTAAAGAAAATACAAATCTTATTGTATTTTTACCTAGTGTTGATGCAGTGGCTATGGTTGGTAAACAACTTAATGAAGTTAAAAATAATCTTAAAAGAAAAGCAATTCGAAATGTTAATATTTATGAAATTATTTCAGATAAGGATATTGCTATTGACGAAAAAAAATATAAGGCTTGCCTACGTGTAAATGGCAATGATTATAATAATAATAAAAAATATACGAAAGCAGAAATACTTGAAATTATTCGAAATGATAAAAACGAAAAAATTATTTTAAATGCATTTATGCTTACTGAAGGTATTGACCTTCCAGAACTTAATAGTGTTCTTATTGCATGTCAAAAATCTGATGCATCTTTATATCAAGCAGTAAGTCGCGGTTGTCGTAAATCTCAAGGTAAAGTTGATTTTAATCTTTATGCAATAACTGAAACAGGTATTGCTGATAATATGATTGATTTTTTGAAAAACCTTGCAGATATTACTGGTGGTACATTTGATTTCGGCGGAATTGTTGAAGACCAAAATGATGGTTCTGCTGATAATGATGACCCTCCTTTTCCAGAAGATGGTAATATTGTAAATAATATTTTTACAAAATACAAAGATCTTGATGTTTATGTAAAATCGATGAAAACTGATTTTGATAAATGGAGTATTATTGCAAATGAAATTGGTGAACTTAAAGAAATTATGTCAGGTTCTGATACTATAGCAAAAATTAATGCGGCTACAAAATATACTGAATTATGGAATGAAAAATATCCGGAACTTGTTAATACTTATCTTAATGAAGAGGAACTTAATAAAGCATTGATGATTTTTTAGACAAAACAGGGTTTACGGTTTAAGTATAATTTGCTATATTACATATAGCAATTAAGGTTTATACTCTATGAAATATCAAGCTAAAATACCTACAGTTTTTACTAATATGTTAGTTTCAAAACTAGGCAAAATTTCTAATAAAACCGTTTTAGTTATTCGTGACTGGTATACTGCTGTATTTTTAGCAAAGAATAATAAAGTTTTATTTGTTACAGATGATCCAGAAGCAGAAGAAAAATTTAGATTAGTTGTTATTCGAAATATTAATTTTGGTAATGACGATGCTGTTATTCTCATAAATACATCAGTTGATAAAAAAGGTAACATTATTACAGATAGTAATGCTTGGTTAAACTGGTTAAAAGGAATTAATATGAAATTTGATGTTGCAATTATGAACCCACCATATGATGGAAGTTTACATTTAAAAATTTTAAGTAAAGTTATTCCTTTATGTGATAAAGTAGTTAATATTAGTCCTATACGTTGGTTACAAGATCCTTTTGCAAAATATATTAAATCTTCAGATTATAATAAATTTGAAGAATTTATTAGTAAAAAAATTGAAACCCTTCAAATTATTGACGCC